CGATGTGGTCAACAGCTACTTCAAGTCAACAATGACCACAAAACTGGCAGCAGACAATTTTACTGTGAGCCTATTCAAGGTGTCAGAAGACACAGGTGTCCCGGCTCTGACCTTGTTGCAGGCATTTGAAGGTGTATCAGGCATGAATCTCAATGTCACCTTGGCCTATTATCTAAACAGTATCAGAAACCGTGCTACCTTGTTGGGCGTGGGTGTGCCTGTGACTGCAAACTTTTACGCTGCCAGAAACGTAGTTCAATAAAGGTTAGGCATGTATGGCTAACTTTTCAAAAGGCATTTTTCAAGTGAGAAATGCAAAAAAATATGTAGGTAACCGACCCCCGACCTGGCGCAGTAGCTGGGAACAGGTGTTCATGACGTTTCTAGACAACAACGACAATGTGCTGCAATGGGGCTCAGAATGTGTGGCAATCCCATACCGCCATCCACTTGACGGCAAAATGCACAGATATTTCCCAGACTTTTTGATCACTTATCGCACCAGGGAAAATACCATGCGAGCAGAACTGATTGAAATCAAACCCAAAAATCAAAGTGTGATTGAAAGCAAAATGAACAGTCGTGACCGTGCTGTGGTAGCCATCAACTATGCCAAATGGGCTGCGGCCACTGCCTGGTGCAAAACACAAGGGCTGACCTTTAGAGTTATCACGGAAAACGACATCTTTCATCAGGGCAGCAAACGATAATGCCCGGCTGTGAAGCCACTAAATAGGGTATGACAAAACGTTTAGAGGAGTTGTTCGATCTCCCACCATCCGCGGCAGAAATAGACGCTGAAGTTCCTGCCATCACAGTCAACCAGGCATTACTAGCAGAACTTGATCTCACCATTGACAAGGTTGACAATGCACTTCCAGCAGTGCGTGGACTAGATGCCACAGACACTGAAATGGACGAACTGAGCGACATGGCCAAAGGCAGCTACAAAGATCTCATGGATCTTGGCATGCAGATAGACAGCCGCTTTGCCAGTGAAATCTTTGGAGTGGCCAGCAACATGCTGGGACATGCCATCACAGCAAAAACAGCCAAGCTGGACAAAAAACTCCGGATGATTGATCTGCAGATGAAAAAAATGCGACTGGATCAACAGCAACAGGTTCTGGATTCTAAGGCTGCGGAGTCAGGTCTAGCACCTACACAAACTGCGGAAGGCATGGTTCTGAGCCGCAACGATTTGCTGAATCGCATCCTTGGTAAAGACCAAATTGCTGAAAAAGAATAAATATACAACAGGATACCGAATATGAAAAAACCATTTGCCAGATACCTAGCCGAAAGCGAACGCACCTACAACTACCGTATCAAGGTGGTAGGCGACGTGCCCGCAGGCTTTTTTAAACAGCTCAAAGACAAGTGCAACCAGTTTGACATTGTCAAAATGTCTGACGCCAAAACTGCACCAGTACGCCGAGCAGTTCCGGACTTTCCGGCTTTTCCCAATCAGCCCATGAGTCTAGTTGATGTGGAGTTTCGATACCCGGCTATTGAACCACAGATCAAACAACTGGCACAATTGCTGGGCATGGATCCCAACAGAATTGTCATGATGACCACACCCTACGAACAAGGCATGGATGAAGAAGCAGCCAAGATTGAAAGTCAGAACAAAGACCTGCTGGACGATCCCACATATCCTGCAGATGATGCACATCAACGTGCGCAAAAGAAAGACTACGGCGCTGACCCATATGATCATGTGGTGTTGAAGAATGCTTACCGTAGCAACTTTACTGTGGCTGGAGGAAAGACACCACCTGCAAAGACCACAAACGAATTGCCACAGGGTGTCAAAAGCCCAATGACCACGATCAAGCGTCAGCCAAAGCCAGCCACTGGCGCCAACCCAAGAGGATAATATAATGAGTTTCTTTTACGACCTAAACAAAAAACTAGACAGCATCCGTGCCACACCCGAAGTCACACACAAGCAATTGAACGAACGTGACATGAGTCGTGCTGCCAAGGGCATTGAAAAATATACCCAGCCCGGTATGGAAGAATTGTCCAGACTAGGTAGAGAAGGTGCCAGTAAAGCAAAGATGGATGCCGCCCGTAAAAAATACGACCAGTATGACAATACAGAAGTAGATGAAGGTGCGTATCAAGCAGGCCCAGACAAGAGTCAGATTCCTGCTGTGAATCGTCCAGGCAACAGAATGACCTTGCAAGATCTAGAAAAAGAGCGCACACAAAGTCCAACAAGTCCAGAAGGATTAACTCGCACTCAACAACGTCTAAGTCAACAGCATCCACTTAAAGAAAAAATGTCTCCCTCTAAGCAAAAATCATTTGCGGCTTTGGCTCCTCCAAAAGATAAAATTACTTTTGCTGACAAGATTGCTGGCGCTAAAAAAGAAGTTGATGAAATGTTAGGCGACGTAGCTGCCGAAGCAATGAAGTCAGCACTAAGTGGCCGCCAAAAGACATTAGACAAAAACGACAATGGTAAATTAGATGCCAACGACTTTGCTATGTTACGCAAAGGTGGCAAACAAAAAACCGCTGAAGAAGACGATAACAACCCGTTCACAAACTTCAAGAAGCCACGTGCTGACAAACCACGTGTGGGAGATGTAGAACACGGTTCCAAACACGATATTGAACATACCAAAACTGGCCGCAAGGTCACACGCAGAGTTGATGACCAAGGCAATTCAGTTGGATCTGACACCGATGACGAAGGCAACGCACGTGACAAACGCAGTCGCGGTCGTCCAAAAGGTCCTGCCAAGGGCACAGAACGTGTGACCAGCAAAGCAATCAAGCACAAAGGTGAGCGTGAGAAAAAAGGATCTGCTGGTTCAGTATCTGACTCAGGCAAAGCACTGCAAGGATTCATGATTGGCAACAAGCCAAAAAATGCTCCAGGCAAAGTAAGTGTTAGAAACAAAATGAAAGAAGGCGATGCTGATCCAACAGACAATGATTCGGGCGATTTAAAAGCAGCCATGGCTCTGTTGAAGAAAGCTGGCTACAAAGTTTCTAAGTCTGCAGAGAAAGAAAGCACAGCTGATCGTGACGATCATGCTGAACAAGCTGGCAAGAAGTTCACAAAAGACGTTGAGGCCGCTGAAAAGAAGCCCAAGAAGAAAGAAAAAACTGAAGAAGCAGGCGGAACAGGAACTCCTACCGCATCAAGCGGCTTTGGTTATGGCAAAGGCATTTACGACAGTTTAAATCGTGATGTTGAAAACGCTATCAACGAGTCAATGCAACAATTAAGCGAGTCAATGAGTGTTAACATGAGCGACTCGTCTGAAGGTGGCAAGAGCCTGACTATTACGGCCACTGATGAAGATGCCATGAAGTTGGCAACATTGTTGAAGTCAGCAGGTCTAGGTGGCGGAGATGCCCACGGTCATGATGAAGGTTGTTCATCATGTGGTCGATCACCATGTGGCTGTGAAGAAGTAGAAATTGACGAAGTTTCTATGAACGAACCTGACTATCCTACCAACACAGAAACTGGTAGCTCAATGCAGTACAGTGGTGGATTAGATGGACCTAAGTCAACTGGACAATCAACATTGACAGGTGGCGGCATACCAAATCTGGATGCAGATCGTCAGCACAGCTATGCCGAAGCCGAAGAAGATTCCTTGCACCGCATGATGGAAATGGCTGGCGTAAAGAAAAAAGAAGTTGACGAAGAAAAAACCGATGAAGGCAACAAGTTCACTGCAGGTCTAGCCAACGATGATATTAAAGTTGGAGAAAAAATTCCAGGAACAAATGCTGTGAAGAAAAAAGACATTGACGAAGGCATTTTGGCCAGCACTCGTGCTTTGTGGAAGAAATATCAGGATTAATATTATGAAACTTTATACAGAAGTAGCAAACGAATTGGCCAACCGCCAAGCAAATGCGTACACACCACCTGCTATTCCACAAGTCAAACAGACTGCTGTGGAAATTCCAGGAGTGATGTATCAAGCACGTGAGTTGTTCCAACCAGTGGTCAGCCAACCTAATCAGGATAGCAAATAATGGCCAACGTATATACAACACTGTCAAACGCAACTGTTTACACAGACAAGTTACAGATTTCTACTGGTAACACAGCAGTGACTTGTCAAGTGTATGCTGTGGCCCTGGGCACAGCGGCAGCGGCTGGTAACCTGTATTCTGTGCCGATCAGCATTCCTGCGAACACAGTATTTGAAACATATTCGGGTGCAGGCAACAAGGTTACTATTGCAGGCTCAAATTGGACAGCACTAGAGCTAGGTACAGCAAGCTCGGCCACTGCAGGTGTAATTGGCGCAGGTAGCTGATGCGAGCACAAGAGTTCATTGCTGAAAGCGGTGCTGGAAAGATTAGTAAGCGTAATCAATCCGCCACTGTAGGTCTGCACAAGTTTCGAGATAAAAATTTAGCAGACCGTGTTTATGAACTCAATAGAATTATGATGGCAGCCGCGTCTACTGACGGAACTTTTGTTCCTGAAATGGACAACGAAAGTTGGGCCGGCCGGTACGACATTGCCGCACCTTACACGCAAGAAGAACACAATATGTTGATGATGGCATACAAGGCCTCTGGATCTAGTTTTCACGATCTAAACAAAGGTGATTTAAAAAGCCAAGAACATCCAGCAGTGAACACCACAAGTCCCATGCAATCATTCAAAGGCTATCCACGATGAGAGCTCGTGAGTTCCTGAACGAACAAAGAGATTTGCCGCCTGAGCAAGCCAACCCCATGCGTTACACATATGTAATTCCTGGGCTCAGTGCCTCTGATCCTTACAACAACTATAGATTTGGTGTGGCTCTTGCACGAGCACGTAGTGATGCTGGTACAGATGGCATCACTGATAATTCGCCTGCTTGGTCATCAGAAACAGCATTTGGCGAACACGGCGTGGTTGCTGGCATGGATTCTAAAATTGCTCAAACTATTGACCAGGCATTAGCAATGACCAAAACACCTGGCGGTAAACAGCTGGTATCAACTCCTGACAGCACAGAGCCTGCATTTGTAGATACACAAAGTCCAGTCAAGGCATTTGTTGGTTACCCGCGTTAACTTCAATTTATAATTATGAAAAAACTTTTAATTCTTTTAGCACTTGTGCCTTGCTTGGCACTATCACAACCCAAACAAAAACCAGGTGTTGTTTATGACGCTGTGATTACTCGTGTGATTGACGGCGACACAGTAGGCATACAAGCCACTTGGCTTCCTGCACCGCTCAAGCAAGAACTAAGTGTTCGTGTGTTTGGAGTTGATACTCCTGAAAAAGGACACCGTGCTCAGTGCCCTAGTGAAGCTCAGCGTGGTGAGGCAGCTTCGGCGTTTACCAAGGCAGCAATTGCTAACAGTCAAAAGAGACAGATTGTGCTGATGGACTGGGACAAGTATGGCGG